CTAAGGTTATTCGGTTCAGCACCATCCGCTCGCTCTTGCGGGCTGCTGTAAGGGCGTTGACACTTTACCTTAGCGTCGGGACGAAGAGGCCCGTGTCATCCACGGGCGCGGCGAAGCGGTTGATGGAGCCATCGAACACGCTCTGGTCATTTCAGTCTGGTTTGCTTCGCTCACCCCACCTTCGCCCCCCAGAAAGACGTGTGATCCGCGGCGAAATACCCATCCGCAACACGGAAATACCCTTGCAGCTCAACCGTTTCACCCGCCGTCAGCGAAACTATCGTCTGCAGCCAGAGCGCCGTGGCTTCCGAGACATGAGCGCCGCTGATTTCGCCCCACGACCCGCGGATCTCGGTCGTCCCGTTCTGCACAAGCCGCCCGCTCATGCGCGCGGAGGTGCTGGCGTTGACCTTGTAGAGCAGCGTCGCACCGAAGAGGTAGGTGCCGTCAACCGGGGCCACGAAGCGGTTGTTCGCGGCGTCGAAGGCACCCTGGTCGTTGTAGTCGGTGTTGTTGATTGCGATCTTCGTCCAGGACCCGACGTCGACATAATTGTCGTAGTTGGTGTACGCCTTGAACCGCGGCAGCCGGGGCTGATCGACGATGCCGGTGGCGTTGTCCACGCTCAGCCCGTCGAAGAAGGTGCTGCCGTCGGCCGAGACCGCGAGGCGGAAACGGTCCGAGCCGAAGAGGCCCACCAGCGCCTTGGTCACGAAGCCAGTCTGCAGCGTCAGCCCGAGATCGCCTCCGGTCGCCTCCTTGTTCATGGTGTAGAACAGGTTGCCCGTGCCGCCCTCGGCCACGGTTTTCGCGGTCCAGAGCGCGGCGTTGAGCTTGGCCGAGAACGGGTTCGACGCATCCGCCGTCGTGCCCAGCCCCAGCAGCGCCATGTTCTGCAGCGCCGCCGGTGTGGTGCCGACCCAGCCGGCGCCATCGTAGACGAGCAGCAGGCCCTCGTCCTCGACCCATGCGCGCCAGCCGCTCCGGGGTGGCAGACGCAGCCAGGCGCCGTCGGTCCAGAGCGCGACGTTCAGGTCCCAGCCGGCCCAGTCGCCGGTCGCGCCCGACGCGACGATGTAGCGGTCGCCATCGGCGGGCGAGCCGGGCGGCGCGGTCAGGTCCCGGTCGAGAACGGAGAGCTGGACGAGCCCGTCGAGCAGCCGCAGCGCCTCGTTGTGGGTGACATGCTTCTGGGCCTGCGCCGCCAGGATGTAGGGCAGCAGGAGATGGGTCGTGGCGTCGGACATGGGGTCCTCAGAATGTGAGCGTGACGGTTTTCGGCGCGCCCCGCCCGACGAGGGCGGAGAGCTGGAAGATGCGAACGGTGAGGCTGTCGCCGGGGCCGAGCGGCGCGCCGCAATCGGCGGTCTGGTCTGCGGCCGTGTAGACCGCGCTGGTGGTTGTCGTGCTCAGCACCCGCTTCACGGTCGCGCCGTCGAGGACCTCGACCTCGTAGGCCTCCAGCTCCTCGGCCAGCGGCACCTCAATCCCGCCCCAACTGTCGGCCGCGAGAGACCGGGACCGGCGCTTCCAGCGGATGGTCAGATCGCCGGGCGCGCGCGGTCTGCGCCATGGCTGCTCGACATGGGCGACCGAGAACGGCCGCAGCCCGACGCCTGTGGGCGTGAATGCCTGCGCGACATAGGTCTCGTCGCTGACCGGACGGCTCGCGGGTCCGATGCGCCAGTTCCATGGGATCCCGAGGTCGGCCTCGGCGATCGGCAGCGAGGCGAGGCTGTCGTCGAGCACTACGACGCGGGCACCGGCAGGCGTCGGGTTACCCATCGCACCCTCAGTGCCGCGCTGGCCGCGCAGGAGCCGGGTCAAACGATACTGGCCGGGGGCTATCAGTTCGGCCGCGCCTGCCTGGACGATCTCCCAGACGCCCGGCGCGCTCTCGATGGCGAGTGCGTTTGCGCCGCCGAACAAGACCAATTCCGTGACGCTCTCCAGCGTTCCCGTGAGCAGATCGACCACCAGCACGTTGCCGAGGTCGAAGCGCGAGGTGGGCCCGGCGTAGAAGTCCGAGACCAGCGTGCCGATCCGGGCGCGAGACTGAGCCGTAGTCAGCAGCTCGAACCCGTCCGTCGACGGGCTGCGGAACACCGCGATCTCGCCCGGCCACGGTATCGCATGCGCCGCGGCGAAAGGGCGGTGCGCTGGCTGGTCCTCGGTCAGCTGCGGCAGGTCGAGTAGCACTGCATCGGGCGCGCCGAAGACGACCGCCTTTGACAGCGCAGAGGGTCGCGGGGCGCCAGGCGGCAGATCGTAGGCATCCCGATCCTGACGCACGGCCTCGATGCCGCGCGCGTCGGCATCGGCGATGGAGATGAGGCGCAGCGGGATGGCCCGGCCGTCATGCGCGAGCGTCACCACATCGCCGGGATCGAGTGCCAGCCGCGACGGCGGCAGACGGAACACCGCGCTTTCCCGGCCGGTCCATGCCTCCATCAGAGCGCGGCGGCAGCGGCGTTCGGCTTCCTCGGGCGGCACCGCCATCGGGAAGGACTCGGAGGCGATCCGGGTCGTGTCGACCGTGATGCGCCGCGCCTCGACCTGTGCGGCCTCGTAATCCTCGTCGGCGCGGGCGACCTGCCATTTCAGGGCCTGGGGCAGTTCGGTTTCCTGGCCACGGGTGAGTTCGATGACATCGCCCTCGCGGGCGGCGACCAGATCGTCGGGTGTGACGTTGGCCATCGCCGCCCGCCCACGCATGACGAAACGGATCACGCCTTCGGTTTCGACGGCGTCGAAGCCGAAGTGGCGCGCCAGCGTGGTGATCGAGGCGCGCGGGCTTTCCAGCGCACCGATGGCATATCCCTCGACCGCGCCCCAGAGGCCGCTGACGTCGATCCGGGTCTCGGGCAGCCCCGCGCGCAGGCAGAGGTGCCGGACCAGCGCGGCGAGCGACACTGCGCCGAGCCGCCCCGTCAGCCAGTGGCCGAGCCGCCAATTGGGGCCATCGGTCCAGACATCGGTCAGTTCGGGAAAGAACGGATACGGACGGGCGTCCCAGGTCCAGGCCGCGCATTCGGGTGTATCGACCATCCGGCCGCCATAGACAGGGGACAGCGGATTGTTCGTCGGATCGGTCCAGAAGAGCCAGGTCGCCTCGAGATAGGCGCGCTGGATCGCGTCATCCCGCCAGCCGCGGGAGAAATACGGGGTGAGGCTCTCCGACGATTTCGGGTCGAAGAAGACGTTGGGCTGGTTCGTGCCGCGGTCGATGGCCGGGCAGCCGAGCTCGGTGAAGCGCATCGGTTTGGACTGCGGAAGCCACGGGGTGGTGCCACGGTCGCGGGAGGTAATCCAGCCAGCAAGCACATGCACGTCCTCGCCCGGCACGGACGAATAGGGTCCGACGCGCAGTTGCACGGTCGTGTCGGTGATCGGCGCGATCCAGCTGAATGTCAGCCGCCAGATCCCGCCGCCGATGTCGGTAAGGGCAAGATCGAAGATGTCCAAATCCGAGGTGTAAGGCGCCGCGCCGGAGAAATCGTCGATCCGGACCTCCTTGTTCGGCGCCCCAGTCAGGTTGACATAGATCCGGGCCCTGCCCGACGTCCCCGGCTTGAGGAGGACGCCGGTCTCATAGGTCTCACCCGCCACCACCAGATCCTGCGCCGAGGCCGATTGCGCGAAATCGTTGGACCCGTCGATGGCCGCGATCCTGGCGGCCGAGGTGAACGGGCCGAAACCTTCCGGGCTCGGCGACACGGTGGCTGTCGTCGGGGACCAGGTCTCGGGGGTGTCGCCGTCGGGGATGGGATTGGTGCGCAGACCGCCGGGGCGGTCGTGATGTGGTCGCGACCACCAGTTCCACAAATCCTTGTAGCGAAACACCCATGGTTCGCCGTAAACGCCATCGGTGATCGGCGTGCGGACCTGCGCGGCGCGGTCGGCATCGCTGGCATAGAACCAGTCGAAGCCCTCGCCGCCGGCGATATTAGATTGCAGATAAGCCCGGTCGTAGATCGCGGGCCAACCCTGTTGCGCATCGGCGTGCTCGAAGCCATCGCGCCAGTCCGACAGCGGCATGTAGTTGTCGATGCCGATGAAATCGATGTTGGTATCCGCCCAGAGCGGGTCGAGGTGGAAGAACACGTCGCCTGAGCCATCGGCGGGCTGGTGGCCGAAATATTCCGACCAGTCGGCCGCATAGCTTATGGCGGTCCCCGCCCCAAGGATCGAGCGCACGTCGGCCGCCAGATCGCGGAAGGCCTGCACCGCCGGATAGGCGCTGGCACCCGCGCGGATCGTCGTCAGCTCGCGCATCTCGGAGCCGATCAGGAAGGCATCGACCCCACCCGCCGCCGCGCAGAGATGCGCGTAATGCAGCACCATGCGCCGCAGCCCCCAATCGCCGGCCACGCCGATCCAGGAGACGGTCTCGCCCGAGACGGTGAAATCGGATGGGCTGGCACCGCCGAAGAAGGCTTCGACCTGGCTCGCTGCCGTGGCGGTCTTGTCGACGCTGCCGGCGAAACCGGCCGCGGGCGAACAGGTGATCCGGCCGCGCCATGGAAACTCAGGCTGGCCGGTCTCGGCGGCGTTATCGCTGTAGGGGTTCGGGAGCGTGTTGCCCGGAGGGACGTCCATCAGGATGAACGGATAGAAGGTCACCCGCAGCCCGCGGGCCTTCATCTCCTTGATCGCCTGCACCACCGCGAAATCGGCCGGCGTGCCACCATAGACGGGCCGTTCCTGGTCGTCGCGACTGACGAGGTGCGCCGCAGACCGGCTCACGCCGTTCACCGACCAGGTCTGCGGGCTCGTGGTCTTGGCCGAGACCTCGACGCCGGGGCGAATGGCGCAGTCGCCCGCACGCAAGTCGTTTCCGAACCAGGCGACGACGAGGCTGACGCTTTCCACCTTCGGCGCCATCGCCTCCAGCCGGTCCAGCGCCACCACCATGTCGGCGGTGTCAGACAGTGCGTTGAGGTTTTCGGGAGTTTGGGACCCGCCGCCACCCTTCCGGATGCCCTGCGTCGCATAGGTGAACTCGCCCGAGGCCGGGATCACCGTGACCGCCTGCGTCAGCCCTTCGGCGGTATCGGGATCGGCGAACGGGCGGAACACCTCGAAGGAGAGCTGCGGCAGCCGGTTGCCGTAATTCCCGAGCGGCAGCTCCTCGAAGACCACATAGGCCGTCCCGCGATAGGCCGGGGTGTTGGCCGCGCCCATCTTCGCCGCGATGAACGGGTCGGCGGTCTGCGCTTCGTCGCCCGGATACCAACGCCAGGTGATCCCGGCCGTGTCGAGAAGATTCCCGTCTGCCCAGATGCGCCCGATGCCGGTGATCGGGCCCTCGCAGAGCGCCACGGCGAAGCTCGCGTAGTAGAGATACTCGGTGGTCTTGACCTTGCCGCCGCCTCCGCCACCCTTGCCGCCACCCTGTGTCGTGGTCTTGGTCTCCTCGCGGAAGTCGGTCGCCCAGATCACGTTGCCGCCCATGCGCATCCGACCGTAGACGCGCGGGATGACGGCGCCCTCGGTTGAGGACGTGATCCGCAAGGAATCGAGCCGCGGCCCCTCGATGCGCTGGGTGGGCGCGAGCGACGAGACGATCCAGCTGTCGACCACCGACCCGATGGTCGAGCCGACGAACCCGCCGATGGTGGCGGCGCTAACGCCGAGGATCGCGCCGCCGATCGAGCCGCCAATAGCGGCACCGGCTGCGCCGAGAACAAGCGTTGCCATGGTCGAATCTCAGCGTTGCGGGAACAGGAAGGCGAAGGCGATGCGCCGCCGCCAGGATCGGGTGAGCGGTTCCTCGATGACGCCGAGCCGCTCGTAGGCGTGGAGGAAGCTGTCTGGACCGGTCAGGATGCCGACATGCTTGGCGATGGCGCGGGGCATCATCCGGAACAGCACCAGCGCGCCGGGCCGGGCCTCGGCTGGCGACACCTCGATCATCATGGCGCGCGCGCCCTCGGCCAGCACCTCGCGCGGACCGGTCTCGCCCCAATCCCGGCTATAGGGCGGGATCGGGAACGGCTCGGGGCCGACGACCTCACGCCAGATGCCCCGTGCGAGCCCGAGGCAGTCGCAGCCCACGCCGCGCAGGCTCGCCTGGTCGTGGTACGGCGTACCGAGCCATGCGCGCGCCGCGGCGATGACCCTCTCGGGATCGGCGGTGGCTCTCGTGCATCGCGAAGCGATGCACTGCCGCCCGTCGTTTCCGCTGGAAACGACGTTGGTCACAGCACGCCCCCATCGTGGCCGCCGTCCTTCGTCGCATACCGCAGGATCGTGTCCTGGCCGGGGATATGCGGGAAGCCACGGAAGTTGGCGGTGTTGGCGAACTTTGCCCCGCAGGTCTCGATCCGCTTGTCGCAGCCGGCGCGGATGGCGAAAGCGTCGCCCTCGGCTATGGACCGCACCGGCGCCTCGAGCAGGGTCAGTATCGCGATGCCGTCCGTGACGTCATGGCCCAGCACCTCGGTGCGCCGCCCCGCATTCGCCCCGCTCGTCCATTCGACGGTGCCGAAGGTGAACCAGCCGGCCTCAAACCCGCCGAGACCGGAGGCGGTAAAGTTGCGGTCGCGCAGGAGATCGATCACGGCGCCCGCGCCTTTGTAGACGGGATCCTCGAGATCGACGCCGCAGCGCGCTTCGCCGAGCGCAGCATCGCAGGTCGCCTGGAAGGTCCGTCCGACCGCCTGGCCGAGTACGTGCGCGAGGGAGCGGACCTCGGCGACGAAGGCCAGCCGCCCACGCCGGATCTGGCCGATGGCGCCGCGCCGCATCAGCACGCGCTGACCCGCGTCGGCCCAGTTCACGCGCCAGACCTCGACCTCGGCGTTGTCCCAGCGACCGTCAAGGATGTCGGTCTCGGTGATCCGGTCCGAGGTCAGCACGCCCTCGGCGTCCTGCGCATCGACGGAAAGGTCGGAGCCAGAGCGGACCTCGGACGCTGTCAGCCCGCTCTCTGGCTCGAAATCCGTGCCATCGAAGCTCAGTGTCCGGTCGTGATCGGTGAAGCCGAAGGTGACACCATCGGTGCGCGTGATGCGCCAGCACCAGGCGAGCGTTGTCGTTCCCTCGTCGAGATGGGCCTGCAAACCGGGCGAGAGGGATTTCATCGGCAGGTCCCCGTCATGCGATCATCGAGATCGGCGATCCAGTCCGCCCACGCGGGCGGTACGTCGGCGACACTCGCCGCAGGTGGCCGTGCCAGCCGGGCCTCGGCATAGGAAATGCAGCCTGCATTACCACCGGCCGTCGTTGCGGCGCAGCCGCTGAGCAGGATCGCCAGCATCGCGACCATCACGAACCGCATCGCGGCCACGTTCGACCTTCCCGATTGTCTGTTCCAATGCATCACGTTCGGCCTCCCTTTTGCCCTGACGCTTACCTTCCACACGACCCCAGGCCCGGCCGAGGACGATGCCCCCGACCGCGCCCAGAGCGGCCACCAGCCAGATCAGGAACTCAGCCATCGTCCCGCTCCCCGCGCCCGGCGGCCACACAGAGGGCGACGATGAAGACGCCGATACAGCCGCCCAGTATGAGCCCCGCCAGAAACTCAGTCATCGCCCCGGAACCCCCGCTCGATCCGGTCGCGCAGGCCGATCAGGCCGAGACCGAGGAAGATGAGCCCGGCGGGCGAAGCGTCGCCCGAGCCGGCGAGCAGCGCGACGAGGCGGGACAGTTCAGCAAGCGGCCCGATTGCCGGCAACGCGACGGAGGCGATACCGGTGAGCATGGCGAGCAGCCCCGCCCACCAGGTCAGGGAACTCGGTCGGATGTAGCGCATGGATCAGGCCTTCCGGATCAGGATGGAAAACAAGGCGATCAGCCGGGCGAGCCAGCCGGTCGGCAGATTGGGGGTGGCGGGAATGGCGGGATTGGCGGGACGCAACAGTTCCAGCGCCTCATCCTCGGTCAGGCGGCGGATCGGCCGTGAGAAATCCACCCGGCCAGCACGATCCACGCCCCAGATCGGGATCGGGCCGCGGGGATAGCGGCCATGGCGAAACAGGTCGCGCTCGGCCTCCCGGCGCGGGATGATGGACGCGGGCTTGCGCCAGTTCAGAAACGCGTCGGCGGCGGCGACGCGATTGCCGGCATTGAGGTGCCGGGTCAGCGCGGCCTTTGCGATGCCGCCGGTGTTGTAGTGGAACGAGACCAGCGCATCGAACTCGTGGGGCTCGAGCGGCACGGTCACGACGCGCAGGACGTCGGCCTCGTAAGCAGCAAGATCGGCGCGAAACACCCGGAACGCCTCGCGGAGCCCGGCTTGCGTGTCGGCGGGCATCCCGCGGGGCATCTCTGCCGGATCGGGTGGCCCGGCGGCGGCCGTGTGGCCGATGCCGAAGGTCCAGGTGCCGGTGGAATCGAGGTAAGGCCCGGGCGCGACGCCCTCGTGCCGGGAAAGGGCCAGAAGCCCTCGGTCTGTCATGTGCATGGGACTATACGAGTAGCGAGAGGATCAGGATGAGCGCGGCAATCGCGATGCCGACGCGCAGGCGGTGAGCAAAGGCATCACGCGGGTCGTCGGTCAGGCGCCGCAGGCCGCGCAGGACACGGACGAGATCAGTCATCGCCGCCCTCCCGCGCCTGGCGAAGGCGGGCCAGCACCAGTTCGATCACCGCCGGGCCGAAGACGCCGACGAGATAGGCGGCGGAACCGGCGGCGCCCCCGGCCGGGACCGCCTGTGGCGGCAGGCCCAGCCAGCTTGTGATGACGGCCATGGACAGGCTGCCCATGCCGGCGGCGATCAGGCCGCCGAGCAGGATGTGGCGCAGCGCGTCGCGCAGGCGCATCTTGGTGGTCAGCGCATTCGTGGCCCCGCCGAGCGCGCCCCAGGCAGCGAGGATCACGGCCGTCGAGGCCGCAAGATCGCGCAGCACCGTCGCCACGAAACCGGAATTGTCGTTCATCGCCGGATCTCCAGGAGCGGGATGGAAGTGATGGAGCCGAGGCGCTCTATGTCTAGGGTGACGTCGAGCGTGTCCGTGTCGAAGCGGACGGGGACGTCGAATTCGAAGCCAACGGTAATGGCGGCGCCAGAAGCCGGGGCTGTGTCAAAGGTGACCAGCCCGGTGGTGGTGTCGATGGACCAGCCGGTGGCCTGCTCAACCCCGTCGATCGCAACCGTCACACTTCCGGCCACCGGCTTGGTGATGGCCCGGGTCCAGGTCTGCGCGCCTGAGGCGTAGGCCTTCACAAGCTGGAATGCCGTCGTCGTGCCGTCCCCGGTGCCGATGACCTGGTTAGTTGCCGAAGGCGTCTGTGACGGCAGACAGGACTTGAAGTCGGCCCAGTCCTTGAACCGGAAGCCGTAAAGCCGGCCGTTCCGCGCCTCGAAGAAGGCGACCACGGCCGCCAGATCGTCGGCGCGGCGGATGCCATAGGCGACGTCGTAGCGGCGGCGCGAGCTGGCCCAGCTGGCGTTGCGCTCCTCGTCGCCGGAGGCGAGCTCGACGATCTGCGTGCGTCGCTCCGGCCCGCCGCGGGCGCCGCGGCTGATATCGTCGGGGAACCGGACCTCGTGAAACGCCATCAGAGCCCCCTGCGGCCCAGCGACACCGCGCGGGCAATGTCGGCCGCGACCTGCGTGCGGGACTGCCGGAAACTCTCGGCGTCGCGGGTGTTGATGTTGATGGTGACGCCGCCGCCGGTGCCATAAGCCTGCGCTTCCCGCCGCGAGAGCACCCGCTCACCCCGTTGCAGGATCGCGGGCACCTCGTCAGGGCGCAGGCCGGCCCACCCGCCGCCATGCATGCGCGGCGCGCCGGCGAAGGCCATGGCCGGTACCATGCGCGTGGGTCCACTGGATCCGACCATTCCGCCGTCATGCAGGATGTTCGCAAAGAGCCCGCCCGCGCCGCCGAGGATCCCACCGAGGGCGCTGGCCATCGGCCCGAGAATGAACCGCCTTGCCGCGAGCCGCGCCAGATCGGCGATGAGCGAGGTGACGAGATCGCGGAAGTCGAGCTTGCCGGACTTCACGAACTCCGCCACCGCGTCCTCGGCGCTTCGGAAGGCGCCCACCAGGGACTGGCCGATATCGGCGCCGATGTCGCGGGCCCTGGCGGCATACTCGGCCAGCGTCGCGGTAACCGCCGCCCAGCCCGTTGCGAGCTGCTCCGCGCCATCGGCATTGGCTGCCCCGGCCGCGCGTCCTGCCTGACCGGCGGCATCCAGCGCCTCCGTTACCCGGTCGGCGGCTTCCGTTGCCTGGTCGAGCGCATCCGTCCCATCCTCGCCGCTTGCGCGCATCGCGGCCCGGAGCGCATCCACCGCCTCGCGCACGCCGTCGAAGGCATGAGCTCGGGTATCAGCGGCGCGGGCACGCAGCGCATCGGCCTGGTGACCGGCATTGCTGGCCGCGTGGTCGAGGTACGACGCGTAGCTTTGCGCGCCAAAGACATCGATCCGGGCGTCCGCTCCGAGCCGTTCGGAAACCGCGTTGAAGGTCGGGCCGATCTGGGCGAGGAAATCGGCCCATTTCGAGGACAGGAACGCCATCAGGCGCAGCCAGATCGCCTCGATGTCCGCTCTCATGGCGCGGAAGTCATCGACGAAGGAGGAGACGGTCACCTTGATCCCATCCCAGACCGCCTGCGCGACATTGCCCATGAGCTCCAGCGCCTCGCCAAAGCCGCCGGCGCCGCGCACGAGCTTCGTGAACTGGTAGATCAACTCGCCGGCACCGACGATCAGGGCGCCGATTCCGGTGCGGATGAGCGCACCGCGCAGGACAACGAGCGCGGTGGCCAAGCCGCGCACGGACAAGGCCGCGGCGGCAAGACCGGCCACCCAGCGGCTGGCGAGGAAGGCCGCGAAGGTGGCGGCGTAAGTCGTGAGCCGGCCGATATTGTCAAAGAGTCCGGCAATGGCCTGACCGAGCGGGCCGGTGCGGCTGGCAACTGCGGCCATGGCGTCGGCTACGGCTTCCAGCGCGGGGGCTGCGGCAACGGCGAGCTGGTTGGAGAGCCCGCGCCAGATCAGCCCGAGCCGGGAGATCGCGTCGTTCGTCCGTTCGATCCGGTCAGCGTCGGCTTCCGAAACCACGACCCCGAAGGCGCGCACATCGTCGGTCGCCTGCCGCAGCGTCGCGGTGTCAATCCGGCTCATGGCGATGGAGCCTTCCTCGCCGAACAGCTGGCCCGCGACGGCGGCACGCTCGGCGGCTGGCACGAAGTCCTCGATGGCGGCATTGATCGCCCCCACCCGCTCGTCGAGCGGCAGCGCCAGCAGGTCGGAGGCCGAAAGCCCCAGCCGTTCGAGCGCTTGGGCCGCGGGGCCTGTACCGGCCGCCGCCTGGCTCAGCCGCCGCGTCAGGTCTTTCGTCGCCTGTTCGATGCCGGACATGGAGACGCCGGCGAGCTCGCCCGCGCGCTCGAGCGTCTGGATCGAGGCGACGGTGGTGCCGAGCGACTGCGCGAGCTTGGCCTGCGCATCGACCGTTTGCAGACCGGACCGCACCATGGCGACACCGGCAGCCGTGGCAGCGGCGACGGCAGCGGCAGCGGCCACCCGCACCCGGCGTGCGAAGCCTGCAAGCCTTGCGTTGGCCGCCTCCATCTCGCGGCTGAGGCGCCCGAAGCCGCGGGCGCCGGCTTCACCGACGCCTTCCAGCTCGGCGCGCACCTGCCGACCACCGACCGCGGCTAGGCGGACGCTAACCCTCTTCTCGGCCATGCGCGTGTTCCATCTGTTCGTTGAGCTTCACCACCATCACCGCTTCGATGACCGGCAGCAGTTCGGCCATGGCGAGCGGCGGCACGCCGAGGGCATGTCCAAGCGCCAGCGCCGCGGCCATGTCCCAGCCGATCACCGCGCCCGGCAGAACCCGCAACTGCCCGCCAAGGCGGCCCACCAAGTCCCAGACCTGCCAGCCCTCAAGGGTCAGCGGCCGGTTCAGCCGCGCCGGGCAGTCGGGGCAGGCTTGCTCGCGGCCCTCGTAGGGCTGGCAGGCATCGCAGTATCGCTCGCCCCCGCCGAAGGACCATTCGGCGAGGGCGCGGAGGCGTTTTTTTCCTGCTCCAGCAGGAGGCCCTTCGAGACGTAAGCCAGCTGGAAGGCCTCGAAGATCGGCCAGATGTCGAGCAGCGCGTCGATCGCCTCGGGGCTCGGGTCGATGGGATTGCCGTCGGCATCGCCCACCCCCTCCCAAGCCATCACAGCCCACCGCGCCAGCGCCTTGGCGAAAGCCAATGCGCGCTCCTCGTCGGACGCTTCCTCCGGCACCGCCTCGACGGCAGGATCGCTGCGCGTCGCCACCATCAGCGCGGTGGTCAGCGGGCGCAGCTGCACCCGGACACCGGGGGCGAGGTCATGCCAGCGGGGTTCGTTGGAAAGATCGAGGGTCAGCATGTCAGTAACTCGCAACTGCGTTCTTGAGGACGACCGTGCACATCTGCCCGGCCACGGAATCATGGGCCGCCTGCCAGTCGAAACTGGCCTGGATGCCCTGCGGCCCCTGGATTTCCACCCGGGGGCGCGGGAGATAGACGGCATGCGCGGTGATCGTCAGGCTGACATTGGCCGAGATCACCCAGGAGAACTCGAGGCTCGCCGCCGTCCCGTTCAGCGCCTGGTCCATCAGCGTGGTATCGGCAAAGCGCACGTCGATCTTGCCGGTGAGCGCGGCGATGGACGGGTCGGCCCCGTCGATGCGGCCATCGTTGCGGATGGTCTCGATGCGTTCGACATTGTTGGCATAGGTCAGGTCCGCCGAGACGATGTGGCCCAGCGCGGTGCCGTTCCTCTTGATCGCGCCGTTGAAGTGGCCGAAGCGTTGCAGGGCGTAGGCCGTCGGCGTGCCCGCTGCCGTGGCGGTTGCGACGCTTTCACCCTGCGCGACCAGCTTCACATCCGCCGTGAGCAAGCCGGAGCGTTGCATGGCGATGCTGAACTGGTCGAGCACGCAGCCCGTGTACATGGCAAAGCGCGGGATCTCCGGCATCGCCACCTCGATGGCCATGCTGGGCAGCGACCACGAGCCCGACTTGAAGGTATGGGTCTTGTTCGTGGTCCCTGTGGTGGTCGGCGCCCCGAACGCTGCCTTCAGCCAGAAGCCGAAGACCTCGGCGTCGAGCGGCACGGTGATGTTGCCATCGGCCGTCACCGCGTCCTTGATCGGGGCCAGCGGGTCGCGGCCGTAGCCGAGAAGCTCGGAAGCCAGCAGCGGCTGCTCGGCCCCCAGCGAGGCGCTGGCAAAGGGCATCTGCATGAAGCCCGTGGCCGGCGCGGTGCCATAGGTCGTCTCGAACGCGGCCGCGAGCTGCGACCGCGCCCCCTGGGCGCGTGCCATGGTAATCTCCTAGGGTTGTGGGATCAGGCCAAGGGATCGGCGGTGGAATAGTGCAGCACCACCGAGATCACGGCGGCCTTCAGGCTGGCCGCGCCCTCGACCGGCAGATCGACCGGCCGCGGCGCTTCCGCCTCGACCCAGTCGCAGAGCCCGCCCAGCGTGCGGTCGGTAGCGATGACGGCACCGACGCTTGCGCAAAGCGCATCGAAGGCTCCGTCACGGTCGTTCGGCCCTTGCAAGGGTCCACTGGACCCTTGCACCTGCTGCGCAGAGCGGGCCTCACCCTGCACGATCGCCTCGATCTCGGCGTGGTGCTGGTAATGATACGCGAGCGGCGAGAGCGTCACCTCCGGCTCCCCAGGCTCGCCGTCGCGCAGGATCACGAGGCCCCCGGCCGGCACGCGCTCTGGCAAAACCTCGCCGCGCAGGACGGTGGCGGGCAACCCCGAAAGCCGCGCGTGCAGCGCGGCGATGATGGTTTCGCGTGGGGTGGGCATTCTCTGTGGCCATCTTTTTTCGTGACAAACGTGAGAGGTTTGCCCGACTATCTTCTTGTTGATGCCGTGGATTGGAGGATTTTGATGAAAGCCGCCAAGATCATTTCGTTTGCGATTGCCGTACTTCTGATTACCGCCGCCTTCCTCGCCTCAACATTTTGGTGGGTCTTTGCTCTTCCGTTACCGGTACTTCTCGTCTGTCAGATGGTTGCGCTGGGTGCTGATCTTAGAACCGCCGAAAGGTTTTTCGGCTTCACTGATATGGCCTATTACCTGATCATTGGTGCAGTAATCGGTTTGGGCACGCGCTATCTTCCCGAACTTGATCGGGTCATTCAGGAGGACGCAGAATTGACTTTTGCGCAAGCAGAAGCGGCGTTGCCTGACGCCCAAGAAGCGGCCCGAGTGGCGTCTGAAGCTCGCGGTGAAGCTACATCGAGCCTCGAAAGTATCCCTCATGATGTCCTTGGCGAGTGTTTCGCGCGCCAACTTACAGCCCAGATTCAACAGTCGGTCGACATTGATCCGCAGCCAGAAAGGCCCGGGTTGATGTTACCTGATTATCCTCCCGGATGTGAAATACCTCTATCAGTTGCTGACCTTGCGGCGCGTACGACTGGCGAAGCTATGGTGGCCACCAATCGCGTCCGTGACCTCAACGAGATTGTAGAAAGAGGACCGACCCCCTCTGTAACTTCGTCCGACTTTTTCAGTGCAGATGAACTCGCATGGCTCTTGTTCCGGTTGTTCCCGGCTCTCGTGCTGTGCGGGGTCATGTTGAAAGTAGGAAAAACCAGCCTCTCAATTCGAAAGTCGGCGTAGTGTTCTCAAGTCGTTCGCCGCTCTAACCAGTTCGCCACAATCAACCCCGGCACGCTGTCCAACGCCCGGTCTGCATCCCGCGCCAGATCCAACCGCTTCGGCAATTTGACCTGCGGCACCAACAGGAAAATCGGCGCGGTGACCTTGCCGCGCCCGGTCTTCGAGCGCGACACCACCGCCTGACCCTTCGTGTTCAGCCGTCCCTCCGCCACCAGCAGGCTCGGACCCGTCCGTCGATAGACGAACCGCAGGCGCAGCCCGCGACGCCGTTCCCATTCACCGGGCGTGATCCGGCCACCCCGCAGGGACTTGCCGGCCGCAGGCAGCGGGATCGCCAGCCAGAACCCGTTCTTCGACCGGATCAGCGGCCCCGTGTCATGCGCGCCCACGATGACGGGCGCCTTCGACCAGACCAATGCCGCCGCGTTCAGGCTCTCGCCGGCCTTCGGGTAGGTCTGGCTCCGGATCGAGTTTGCCAATCGCCGGCCGAGCCCTGCGCCGGTGATCTGGCCGCGCCAGGCGGTCTTGAGCCCGGTCCCGGCCTCGCGCATGGCGGCGGTGACGGCCTTTTCGCCCGCCTTCACCTCGGCCGCCATGGCAGCGACGAGATCGGGGGTGATGTCGAGCTTCAGCTTCATGCCGGACGCAGATCCACGGTCCAGACGAGCCGCTCGCGGTCGCGGACGGGCTCGCCCTGGATGAGGAACGCCTCGCCGTCGATCTCGATCCGGTCGCCAGGACGCGGGCTCGGCACTTCCGCCACGCGCAGGTCCACCTTCGTGGTTTCAGACCAGAGGCGCGCGTCGCCGAAGTCGGTGATGGCATCCGCCTGCCGGGAGACAATGCGCACCAGAACGGGCGTGCCGCCAGCGGAGGTGTAGATCGCTTCGCGCCCGATGTTGGGGTCATTGAACAGGGCATCCACGATGGCGGAGATCGCCGTCATCAGAAGCTGCCGTTCAGGCGCACTCGGCCCAACACGTCGCCCGCGCCGCCCGCGACGGCTTCGGTGGCGACGCCGATCAGGGTATTCGCCGTGGCGGTCTTGGTCGCTTCCTTGTTGGTGTTGTCCCAATAGACCTTGTCACCGGCAGACCAGGCCTGGCTGGCGACCTTCTTGAGGTCAAAGACACCGGTGAGCGCGACCTCGATGGTCTCGGCATTGGCGGCATCGCCGGCGGCCACGCCGAAGATCGAGCCGACGAGCAGGCCGTCGCCGGAGGTGACCGCATAGGGCGCAGTGAGCGTGATGGTGTTGCCGGGCTGGACGTAGTTCTTCATGTGCGAGATCCTTTGCAAACGGGAACGGGCGGCCCGGTTGGACCGCCCGCGTGTCAGGGTTCAGATGTCAGGGAAGGCCGGGCCTATGCACCCGGGTTCTTGTAAAGACCGCGCCAGTCGATCGCCTTGGCGCCGAAGTCGAGGCGGCACTTGATCTCGACACCGTCGACGTCGAAGCCGTTGCGGGTTTCGATATAGGCGCCCTGCTGACCTTCGAGATAGGCGTATTCGATGGTGTCGATCTGGTTCGGGCTCGCGGCCAGGTACCAGGCGGTGGCGCTGGCCGCATCGAGGCGGGGCTCGCTGATCGGGGTGAGCGTGCGGATCGATTGCGGCACCACGCTGGCGGTCGCGGCGGGCACGAGGTTCTGGGCCACCAGCTGTTCGGCCTTCAACTCCAGCGCGGCCGGCACGATCAGGTAGGCAGGGCGCACGTTCAGCACCGTCTTCTTGTCGAGACCAGTCTGCTTGGCCATCGCCGCGCGGGCTGCGCCCACGCTGGTCACGTCCAGCGCCGCGCCGGTGCCGGCGAGGTTCTTGTGGGTGGCGTGGAACAGCGCGTTGCCGTCGGCCATCACCGGGTTGGCGGTGATGATGCCCCAGACCACGTCCGATTCGAGCTGGGCGATGGAATTGCCATACATCGCCGGGATGCGAGTGAAGGCGTCGAGATCGTCGTTGATCAGCGTCTGGCGGGTGATGGCGACCACCCGGCCATAGGTCTTGACCTTGTAGCTCTCCTTGCTCTCGCCGAGCGTCCCGCGCTTGAACTCGCCGCTCTCGCCGACCTCCAGAAGCTGCGGCGCCTCGCCCAGCTGGACCCGGTGCATCGCCTTGAAGTCGGTGGCGAGCACCTGGCGACAGAACAGCATGAAGGTGCGGGGATAGGCCTCGTAGGCCTGTCGCAAGGTCTTGTTGGTGACGGCGGCGAGGATCTCGGGGAAATCGGACGTCGAGTGCAGCGCCCGCGTCGCCACCTCGTCGCGCGACAGGCCCCGCGTGTTCACGCCCGCATTGCCGAGGCTCTCGCGCGCCAGTTCCAGGAGCGTCATGCCGCGATATTGCCGCGCGGCATCTTCCAGTTCGAAGAGCGTCGGGCTGTAGCGGTGCAGGAGCGCATTGGCCACGGCCTCGCGGCGCGTGACCTGCTCATCGCGGCCACCGAGCGGGATCGACACCTGGCTGAAGGTGCGGGTTTCCTCGGACTTGGCGGCGACCTGGTCGAGGATCAGGCGCCGGGCCTCGTCGATATCCGTGCCGCGTTTCACCAGATCCTCGGCAAAGCTGCGTTCGAGGTTCAGGCGACCGGCCAGATCGTAGATGGCGGAAACGCGGTCGCGTTCCGCTTCGCGCGCACGGGTGGCGGCCGCTTCGGCGTCAGGCGCCGGAGTGACCTCAGGCTTCTGCGCTTTCGGCTGGGAACGGGTCTCGACCGCAGCCGTTTGCGGGTCGGTCGCGGGGGTCTTCGGTTCGGGCATGGCGGTGTCCTCGGTCGCGACCGGATCGGTCGGCTGGGGGATGGTGCGGGTTGCGGCGTCGGTAGCCGGGGTCTCGGTCTTGTCGCTCATCGGGATGGCTCCTGTGGTGGTGGGTTGCACGTCCCGGCGATGGAGGACGCAGTCGTGAAGGGGGGATCGGGCGCGGAACCCTGCGGCGGGGTCGGCGCCCACGGGCACGGCGGACACCTCGAAGGGCGTCCAGTCGACCGCGCGCCAGAGCTCGCGGCCCGCCTCGGGCTTCGTGACCTCGAAGCGGTGGACCTGGTAGCCGATGGAGACCGCGCGGATGTGGCCGGCCTGGATATCGCGCCAGATCGGTTCGACATCGCTGCGTTCGCTGATGCGCACGAGGGCAATGCCGCGCCCGTTCTCGATGCGGGCCGAGCCCGGAACGACCGAGCCGATCACCGCATCCAGCGTGTCGATCTCGTGCACCTTCAGGAACGGCGCGCCTCCGTTCAGCCGCTCGAGCCGCACATGGGCCGGATCGAGGCTCAGTTCCTCGTCATAGGGCTCGCCAAAGAGAGTCGAGCGGCGCACCCGCGCACCCGCCGACCAGATCACCTCGACGGTGCGGGCGTCCTTATCGGCTGAGTTCGGCGCAAGCTCCGCCGTCCGGCGCAGGGCCGGCAGTTCGATCATCGTGTCCATTTGAGTCAGTCCTGTTGGTCGGTCGGAGCCGGGTCGGTCGGTGTGTCGGCGGAAGGTTCATCCACCGGGTCGCTTGTCTGCGCGCTGCCGGTCTTGGTGACGCGACGCGGATCGCTGTCGAGAACCAGGCCGAGCGCGTCGAGCTTGGCATTGGTCGCGGCAATTTCCGCCAGCACCGCGTCGGGGTTGCGGCCCTGCTGGGCGATCACCTCGGCCAGCGTCATGGTCCCCGAGCGGATCGACAAGAGGTTCGCCATCGCGTCCTTCTGCGGATCGACCGCCTCGAACTTTGGCGGCGACCATTCGACCGGCACGTCCGGCGTCGGGATGCGCCCCGCCGCCCATGCGGCTTCCGTGAACCAGCGCCAGACCGGCGCGCAGAGCATCGGGATGAAGAGCTGCCACTGCACCGCATCAATCATGCGGCGGAACTCGACGAGCCCCGCGCGGATCGAGGAATAGTTGACCTGGCTGAGATCGCCGGTCAGCAGCTCGTAGGGCACCCGGAAGCCAGCCGAGATCGTGTGCAGGCTCGCGCGCTTGTATTCGCCGTAGCCGCCCGTGGCTGCGGGCTGGTTGAAGCGGATATCCTTGCCGCCACGGGCATAGGCGATGAGGCCGGGCTCGAACTGCTCGACCCGGTTGCCATCGGCATCGACCACGCTGGGCGCGATGCCCTGTTGGGCCTCGTCATCGCCGAAGACGATGGCGGTGACGCAGGCCTCGGTCTTCTTGCGCACGATCTCGGCCACCTCGTAGTCGTCGAGATCACGCAAACTGCGGATCACCGGCGCGCCCCAGGGAACGCCGCGCGCCTGCGTGCGCTGTTTCTCGTAGACATGGGCAATGTCCGTGGCTGGAACCGGGCGGCTCTGCAACCCGTTTTGCAAGGCCCCATAGGCATCGCCCGGATGCTCGGCATGCAGCCAATAGGCCTGGCGCTTTCCGACCGGGTCGAACTCGATCCCTTGAACGAGGCGGCCATTGCCGATCGCCCCGGACTTGGTAGCGTCGAGGAAGTCGGCCTCGAGCACCTGCAATTGCAGCGGCACGGGCAGGCCATCCGAGGATCGGCGCAGGCGTCGGCGCACCAGCACCTCGCCCGCTTCGACCATCTCGCGGCAGATCAGCGTCTGCAGCCCGTAGAAATCGAGCTGGCCATCGGCGTCGGCGGCCTCCGACCAGCGGGCAAAGATCGCGTCCACCGTGCGGTCCAGCTTGTCATCACCGCTGGCCGCGCGCGGCATGATGCCCGCGCCGACGATGTTGTTCACCAGCACCGACACGGCCTTGGCCGCATGCGGGTTGTTGCGCACCAGGTCCCGCATCCGGTCTCGCAAGAGCGCCCCGGCGACGCCGATCTCGGTGTCGGCTGAACTGCCCGGCGCGCGCCAGCCTTCGGTCCGTCGCCCCTTGGCGGCGCCGTCATAGCCCCGTGCCAGGGTCTCGAAGGCTTGTTTGGCGAGGACACGGCGGGCCGCAGCGCGGGGTGCCACCGTGGCAATCGCACGGTCGAACCAGTTTGCCGACATCACGGCATGACCCCAAAAAGTGGGAACCGTCTTTTGGACAAGGTCATACCTTTCCTCATCTGTCTCCGCGGCTGAAGCCCGCGAGACCGGCAACCGGCAGAGGCTGCATCGTCCCCGCAATCGCGCGCTCGATTGTACGGATACGCGCCAGCAGATCCTCGGCCGAGCCGTAATCAACGGATTTGCCGTCATAGCTGACCCGCGTCGTGCCGCTGGCATAGGCACGGCGCAGCGCCGCGAGCTCGGTTTCCGTCCAGTCCGCCATTAGAACCACCCTTCACGCCGCCCGAGCCAGTCGGACTGCCGTTTCCCCTGCGATGCCCGCGCTGGCCTGTTGATCTGCCCCGCGGGATCCGCGGAAGGATCAGCGACCCCGAGTTGATCCTCGAGGTCGCGCCATTGCTCGTCCGTCCAGCGATCCGCCCCGGCAATCCAGGCGGCGGCGCGCGCGTAAACCCGGCAATCGAGCGCCTCGTTGCGTTCCCGCAGCTTCTGCCATTCCAGCCGGGCGAAGCCGCGTTTCGTGCGCACCGTCACCAGCTGTTCGGCCACGAACTGCTTCAGCCACTCGTTTTCGACCCAGTGCGGAAGGTGGATCGTGCCGGCCGGGAACGCCGCCCCCTTGGCCAGATCCTCGTCGGTGGGCCGCGAGAGGCGCAGGAAGCGATAGGTCTCGGCCTTGAAGGTTGACACCGCCACGGTCCAGAGCCGCGCGCCCCGCCGCAGCCGCTTGCCGCCTTCGGTCGCGTCCACGTAAGTCGGCCCGGTGACCGGGCTGGCGCGGTTGAACCCTTCGACGCCCTTTACCGGCGAGACCTGCGCAAAGCCTTGCGCCCGCGCCCACCCATAGACTGCCGGGGCCTCGTAGCCGGTATCGATGGCAAGTCGCGCGATCTTCAGATGCGCACCGCGTTCGTGCGACCAGGTGCGGCCAAGCAATTCCGTCAGGTCGCCCCAGGCATCCTGCCGGTCGGGTCCACCCTCGATCACGATGTGATCGACGAGCCAGCTTTCCAGCCCACGGCCCCAGGCCCAGACATCGACCTCGATCCGGTCCTTCTGCACGTCCGCCCCGGCGGTCAGGAACAACCCGCCCGCAGGAACGATGCCCGATTTCCAGCGTTCGCGCCGGTCGTAAAGCCGCTGCCAGTCCGGCGCCTCGCCGGTCTCGACCCATGTCTCGCCAAGGATCGTGTTGCGGAACGCCTTGATTGCCTCGTCCGACCCTTGGGCTGCCTCCCAGGCCCGCACGATCCGCTCCCAACTCAGCCAGCCGATGGGCGAATAGAGCGCCGAGAGGTGATAGCCGACGGTGTTGGGATCGGCCGCCTCGGCCGTCGGGCGCCATTCGCCGGCTTGCAACATCGCTGTCTTGTGATGTTCCGCGATGGGCGTCTCGCAGCCCTCGCAGTGATATTCCGCCGTTTCCGGCTTGCCCTTCTCCCAGCGCAGCCGCTCGAATTTCAGCCACTGCATCTGGCAGCAATGCGGACATGGCACGAAGAACCGGCGCTGGTCCGATGCCTCGAATTCACGCTCGATCCGGCTGAGCCCCCGGATCGTCGGGGTCGAGACCAGGAACACCTTGCGTCGATGGGCGAAGGTCAGCGACCGCGCTTCGGCCAGCGTAACCGGATCGCCTTCCTCGTCGGCCGAGGCCGGATAGGCGTCGACCTCATCCAGAAAGATGTAGCGCGCGGGCGTTGAGCGCAGCCCAACCGCCGAGTTGGCCCCGGTCATGATCAGGATGCCGCCCGCGAATTCCTTCGACAGCATGGTGTTGCCAGCGTCCCGCGATCGTGCCGGTTTGACCCGTTCGCGCAGTTCCGGGCTTTCGTCGATCAGCGGATCGATCCGCTGCCTTGAGTTCCGCTTTGCGAGTTCCACCGTCGGCTGGACCGCCAGCATCGGCCCCGGCGCCTGGTGGATCGCGAATCCGATCCAGTTGTTGCCGGCCTCGGTCGCGCCGACCTGCGCGGCTTTCATGAAAACGATCCGCTGCGTCGGATCGCCGGGCGACAGCCGGTCCATGATCTCGCCCATGTAGGGCGTGCGGGCCGTGCGATATCGCCCCGGTTCGGCCGAAGCGCGGCCCGAGAGCATCCGGTGCCGGTCCGCCCACTCCGACACGGTCAAGTCCGGATCCGGCTTGAGGCCTTCACCCCAGGCACGCAGGATTTCGGCTGCGCCCTCAAACGCATCCTCACCGGAGATCGGGTTTGACCTCGGCAAGCTCGTCGAGCTGGGCACGGACATGTTTCTCAAGAACCTTTTGCATGGCTGCAGGCTCAACGCCCAAATCGGCGGCCATCAGAGCCGCCGCGCGCGCGGGCCAGTTGATCCAGACATCGCGCTCCTGCCGTGCCAGTCGAAATACCAGCGCCAGCGCGCGGGCGCGGTCGATCAATTCGCCTTTCAGCTTTTGCAGCCGGATGCGCCGCTCCTGCGCCTTCAGCACTTCGTTCGCCGTCTTGGCCTGCAGGAAGGTGGTGCCGCTGCCGATCGGCGGCGCGGCCATCCCCTGTTCCTTGAGCGTGTCGCCAACGGCGGTCACCGCCGCTTCCGGAACGGGCTTCAGCTTCGGCTGTGGAGGTTTCCGCGTCTTCGACGGGTCGGTCGCCTGCGCGCGCAGGGCATCGCTGGCCTCGGCGTCGATGCTGCCATCTTCGTGCAGAACGAGCCGTCCCGTCGCCTTGGCCTTCTGGATCGCACCGCGTGACAGGCCGACACGGGCGGCATACTGGCGCTCGCTCAAGCCCTCCATGACGCGCTCCGATTATCGTGTAAAATCATGTGCTTATGTAGTTGATATGCCTCCCGACCAGAGCGAACCTGTCATCACAAGAACGATGCAACGCAGCTACGGAGCCACCACGATGACGACCCGACTGAACCCCCAGACCACCCCGCGCCACGAACTCCGCGCCAAGAAGGCCCGGCGCAACCGAGAGGCCGCACTCGCCGCCTTTACTGGCAAGAAGGCCGAGATCGACGAGATGCTCGCCCGGCTGCAGACGCTCAGCGACGACCATTTCGGGTTCGATCCCTAGGCGGTCAACTGGGGCAGCGTCGGTTCGCTCGACCACGTCGCCAGCGACCTCAAGGAAATCACCGATTTCCTGTTCGGCGAAGGCGAATACGCCGAGTGATCCCCGGCGCTGCCGGCACTCCCGCCGCGCCGAGGCGCGGCTCGGGGTCATAGAAGGCACCGCATGACGCGGGCCAGAACTCGGAGACCCCAGATGACCAAGCTATCCGACACCCAACTCGTGATCCTCAGCGCCGCTGCGCAACGCGACGACCGGAACGTCCTGCCGCTTCCCGGCAGCTTGCGCGGAGGCGCAGCGCAGAAAGTGATCGGCGCGCTCATGAAACGCGGGCTGATCGCCGAAACCATGACGGACCAACTCGCGAAGGCCGATCCCGCGCTCAACAGGATCTGGCGCAACGGCGAGGACGGCTGCGCGATCCTGCTGCACATCACTGAAGCAGGTCTCGCGGCCATCGGCATCGAACCGGAGCAAACGGTTCCCGACCCCGCGCCCAAGACTCGCAAACCGCGCACCGGCACGAAGCAGGCGCGGATGATTGAAATGCTTCGCGACGACGGTGGCGCGACCATCGACGAGATCGTCGAAGCCACCGGATGGCAAGCTCATACAGTGAGAGGCGCTATATCCGGCGCGCTCAAGAAAACCCTGGGCCTGCCGATCACCTCCGAGAAGGTCGAGGGGCGTGGACGGGCGTACATGATCGTCGACGACTGACGCCGCACACCACAAAGGCCTCAACCCCGCCGTCCTGAAACGGGCGGCGGTATGTCAATGATTTCGAACCAACAGGCAATGCGCCTTCCAAAGCGCATTACTCAATAGCAGAGTTTTCTACTATGCTTGCGGTCTCTTCACTACCAGTGCTGCCATCTTGTTTACCCCAAAGCGATAGTACGACGACTACCACTAGAACCACCATTGCCACGCAAACACCCCATTTCGCTGCGCGGTAAGTTGCCTCTCCTTTCTTTACCCTTCGCCATTCATCCTTGAGAAGAGCAGAAGCTTGAGACACGAGCTCCTTCTCCCTTTTGTTTAGCTCAGCATAGTCCGGAGATGTGCCAGGGGCCAGCATCCCCTCAATCTCTTCAATCTTTCCCAAGACCGCCTTCGAAAGATCTTCATTTGGATTCAAACGGAGGCGAATTCTTGCAGTGGCTTCATTTATCGTGACGAAGTCTTCCCGGACAACGCTCCAAGCCGAAGCGCTACTCCCAAATCCTTGAGACATCATCGCCCCATGAATCGCATTCGCAGATGAAATCAGCTGAGCTATTTCACTGCGAAGAGCATCTATCCACGCTTGTCGGAACTCCGACGTTTTTTGCTCCTTTGAGATAATAAGGCCGAGAAATGAGAAAAAGCTTGCGATTATCGCCGCAGATATGGCTCCTATCGCGATGTCCGGCAATTCCAGCAAGGGCGCTTCTCCAAAATAAGTACGGCAGAACAAGGCGGCCCAGCTGTTTCGATGAGCGCCCTATGGTCATCGCTATCGTTGCTTGAGACATCGTCTTGATCAAGCGTCGTTTTCTTAGTTGGCGCGCCGCTCTTGCTCAGCCTTGGTCCCGCCGGTACCGTCGCACCTTGGCCAGTCTATCCGCATGTTCTCACCCGGATCGCCTCGAAGAGCCGCCGAAGTGCGAAGGACCGCGCGATGCTCACCACCGTGAACACCGCGCCCATCTTCAGGTTCTGCGCCAGCGTTGTGTGCAGCCCGAAGACCGGGAAGATCAGGATCTGCGTCACGACGGCGACGCCGTAGCCGACCGCCACGTTGGCGATGGCCTCGACAAGCGACATGAGCCGCGACTGCTTCATGCCTCACCCTCATCCATCGGCCAGCAATTGAGCTGCGAGAGTTCGAATCGCATGCGCGGCAACCAGCGGGACCACGCCGTTGCCACAGAGCCGAAGGCGGTCCACCCGGTGGGCCAGCCCATCAGCGCCGCGGCTAACCTCGGGCGCATTGCAAAGTTGACCGCGCAAGCCCTGCCTCGTAGCCTCGAAAGACATCCGAGGTGTGAGGCTTCAATTTCATGAAATCCATACTTTTGTTTGTTCCGGTTTTTCTTCTGGCGTTTTCCTCGGCAACTTCCGCGGCGCCATCCGGTTTCAAGGATCACCCGTTCAATGGGCGCGCCCCCTCCCACGCGAGCGGTGTTTCCACGTTCCACGTCAAAACTGGCGACTGCAGTTCTGTGAAGTACGGTGATGGGCGCGGTGAATCCGATTGCTTCAATGGTAACTTGAGATCCCGCATCGCTTATTCACGCTTTGCGAAACTCGGGGACTCAGTGCAGTACGAGTTCGAGATCTTCATCCCTAGCGATCTTCGTTATTCGGGCGGCCCCAACAGGCGAAGTCTTCTAGAAATCGCTGGATGGCAGCGGATTAACACGATCAAAAACCACATACATCAGATGCATCTCGACTCGCGCCGCGGTCTAACCTTTGATGACACGGTGTGCATACGCCCGACTGAATTTGGAAAGTGGCACAAGGTGAGCGTTCAGGTCCGGTGGTCGATGAATGCCGATGGCATAATGCGGGTCACGTGCAACGAACGCGTCGTCGTGTCGCGTACTGGGCGCACCGCGATCCCACCGGACTGCGGTCAACCAGGCGTTTTCCAATGCGTACCGGAGTTGCAACGGCCCAACGAACCCATCCAGTTCCAATTGGGCATTCTTTTTCGAGGCTTCGGGGAGCGTGGCCGACGCGAAGGCCTGAGCCCAGCGGGCAGAGTGCCGCCCGAAGGAGGATTCACCATCCAGATGCGAAACATCGCCGTCAAGCGCATAAGTTTTCGATAGATATCTGTGAGCAATAGGCCGGAGAGGCACGCGTAGTCGTCTCCGGCAGGCAGGCCGCGGTAAGAAGATCCGCGCGATCCAATCGCCACGCCATCCACGTCGTCAGGCCGCGTCGGCTCCCTCGGCCACGGCGGGCGTCTCGCCCAGTCGCTCGGCCCTTACCTCCGTAAAAGCCCGTCCGTCGCCATCGAGGACCGCGTCACGGCCAGTCTCGGCCTGCCAGCGCTCCACGGCGACATCGACATAGGCCGGGCTGATCTCCATGGCGTAGACGCGGCGGCCGTTGACCTCGCCCGCCATGATCTGCGAGCCGGAGCCGGAGAACGGCTCGTAGCAGAGGCCGCCGCGGGCGACGTGCTGGCGCATCGGGATCCCGAAGGCGTCGAGCGGTTTCGGCGTCGGGTGGTCGGGGCGCTCGTCCTTCGCGAAGGAGGGCATCTCCCAAGTCGAGGGCAGCGTCTGCTCGGCCACCTTCGGCGGGCGGTTCGGGCGGCGCCAGCCCATGAAGCAGGGCTCGTGCTTCCACAGGTAATGCGAGCGGGTCAGAACCCCGCGGTCCTTCACCCAGATGATCTGCTGATGCACGAAGGCGCCCGCCTTCTCCCAGCAAGCCTCCAGCATCGCCTGGCGGCGGGAGGCGTGCCAGCAATACCAGGCCGCGTCCTCTGTGATCGCCTCGGCGACCGCGGCGGCGATGAAGCCGTCGTAAAGCTCGGCGCCCTGCGAACTGTCGTCCCAGGTCGTGCCGTAGGACGCGGACCAATCCTTGTTACGCGTCGGATGGTTCGAGCCGTCGTAGTCGACTAGGTATGGCGGGTCGGTCGCGAACAGGATCGCCCGCTCGCCGTTCATCAGGCGGCGGACATCGTCCTGGTTGGTCGAGTCCCCGCAGAGCAGCCGGTGGTCGCCGAGGATCCAGAGATCGCCCGGGCGCGAGGCCGGATTGCGCGGCGGTTCGGGGATGGTCACCGGAGGCACGGAGCCCCCGGCGCCACCTTCTTCTTCACCGCCCCCGTCCGGGTCGAAGGCCAGAAGCTTGTCGAGTTCTCCGTCGGAAAACCCCACGAGCGACAGGTCGTAGTCTTCGGCCAGCAGGTCCTGCAGCTCGGCCGACAGCAGCGCCTCGTCCCACGGGGATTCAGTCAGCCGGTTATCCGCGATGCGATAGGCCCGCCGCTGCGCCTCGGTCAGGTGCCCGAGCACGATCACCGGCGCCTCGGTCAGCCCAAGCTGCGTCGCGGCCAGCACACGGCCGTGGCCGGCAATCAGTTCGCCGTCATCGCCCACGAGGCACGGCACGGTCCAGCCGAACTCGGCCATGCTGGCGGCGATCTTCGCCACTTGGTCGGGCCCATGCACCTTGGCGTTCTTCGCGTAGGGCTGGAGCTTTGACAGCGGCCACATCTCGATCCGCTCGGGGGCGAAGCTCAGCGTCATGGGCGATGTTCCGTGAGTGGTGGTGGATACCGGCGCGGCGGAGTCCATCGGCTTGCGCGCTGGACTCCGGCATCCACGGGGTATCCACCCCGCGTGTCCGGTCATGTATTTGATGTTACAACGATTTTCCGGCGCCGGGGGTGGAACCGGATTCCTGGTGGCTTCCCAAAAATTCGGCCCTGTCGCTGGCGATATTGCGCGCCAAGCCCGCCAGCATATGTATCCGGCCCAGAAGGAACCAAGTTTTCAAAGGGTTAGCGGATTGAAGCCCGACTGGACCCTTCGGTGGACTCTCGGAAGTCAGCAACCCGGGCCGTCCCGCGCGCGCCTCTCCCGAGGATACCTGATTTCTACCCCGGAAGAGCCGTTATTGTCTCATCGAAAACTGTCTGCCAGACAATTTTCCATCCGCTACGCGCCGCGTGCGAGGCGGATCAGCTTACGCTTGGAAAGCTGGCGGTTGACCGGCTGGCGGTTCAAGGTCAGCGCGATGACCGAGAGCCCGTAGGCCCAGTGCTGATGGGCCGCCGCCCGTTGCAGGCCCACGGCGTAGCAGATTTCCTTCCAGCGCTCGCCATGCGCCTTCATCCAGACGATCTTGCCGTCGATGGGTTCGAGGCAGCCGGTCCAGGTCAGCGTCTCCTCCATCCGGCTGATCGCCTGCGGCGAGGGCAGCACGCGCATCTGCTTCGGCTCCTGGCCCACCTTGTCGGCAAAGCTGTGGACAATCTCGGGCCAGGTCGAGAAGTATCCGCGCCGACGCGGGTCCGGGAGCCGTCGCAGGATCAGGGCCGCTTCCGCGAGCCGTTCCTCCACGAGGGCGGGTGTCCAATGGGTCATCGTTTGTCCTCCGTCTTGTCGAAGCGCGCGCCATAAAGACGCTCGCCGAGTTGCCGCACCAGTTCACGCTCAGGCCAAGTAAGCCGTTGGTCGTCAAGGGAAACTGCCAGCAGGCCTTGCTCTCTCCAGCCGTCGCGCTTGACCTCATCGGGGTCACGTCGCCGCCCGCCATAGCCCGGCGGGGTGAAGCGCATCGCCTTCATGCCAGCCCTCCCTTGGTTTCGATCGCCCAAAGCAGGATCGCGATGGCATCGGCCTCGTTGTCGTCCGCCGGGTTGAAGCCCCGGGCGCGGGCCGCGTCGATCATGGCGTGCTTGGTTGCATTGCCCTTGCCGGTGGCGTGGCGCTTGATGGTGCCCACCGGGACGCCCTCGTAAGGCACGCCGCGCAGCTCGGCCCATGCGGTCAGCGTGGCCATGAGCCCGCCGTAAACGTGGGCCGCGTCGGTGCCCGCATGGCGGCGGACTTCCTCGAACCAGATCGCTTCCACCGGCCCCGAGAGCCGATCGATCTCGGTCAGCCAGTTGGTGAAGCGCAGATAGCGCATGCCGCCACCGTCGAAGCGGCCCGGGCGAAAGCTGACCGTGCCGGTGGTGATCAGCCCGTCATGGCCGCGCAGCGCCCAGCCTGTCGTGGTGCCGAGGTCGAGGGCGAGGATGGTGCGTGACGGCGGATTCAGGGTTGCGCCGGGCTCGACACCGGACAGAGTCGTATCAGCCATGGGTGGTCTCCTTTTCTGGTTGGCTGCTCGGGTGGAAGACGACGGCGGTTGATGCTTGGCGGTACCGGCCGCCGTCGTCGGATGGATGTGCAGGGAAGGTCAAAGCCCACGCGCGCGGACACCCCGCTACATATGGGATGGGGGCCAACTCCTCCGGTTGGCCCCCATACGAAGTATGGGGGCTTTCCCCACTAACTCCTCCACATCGCCCAACGCATTGAAAACACGTCGTAAAACATGATTTTGGAGGAGTTGGGGAGGAGTTGGGCCACTAACTCCTCGGCCGCCGCAAGTCATTGATTTCATTGAAACAGGAGTTGGGAAGGACATAGGAGTTAGGCCTCACTCCTAGGAGTTGGTGAGGCTTCTTCCGCGTCCGTCGTCGTCTCGGGATAGACCCAGACGGCCGGATTTTCGACGTCCATGCAGACGCCGGAAAGCGGGCATTTGTAGTGGCTGGGCAGCACCGGAGCGGCGGTCTCGCGGACTTCCCCGGTCTCGGGGTCCACCTGTTCCTCGGGCCGGAAACGCATGCCCTTGACGCAGAGATAGCCGAAGCGCGACCGGACCTTTGGGTATCCGAATTGTGCACCGTCGCGCAGGAACTTGATGTGACCTTTCGTGGCGAGGACACTGAGGCGTTCCCTGATCGTGAATTTGCTGCCAAGGCCGCTCTTGTTCTCGAAGGCTTCGGCGAATTGCATGGTCGTGTAGAGCCGCCCCTCGGCCGCTTCCTCGAAGAGAATGTCGAGGATCACGTCCCGCTTGCGATCTCGCTCCGCGTCGAACTTGGCGCCCTGTTCGGCGCGCACGAGCCGTTCGTTCATCGGGTTGACCTCCACCCACTGGCCCTTGACCTTGTCGACGAGCTTGGCCGGCAGCGCGGGGCCGTTCCTGAGCTCGATCTCCAGCCGGCGTTCGCTGGCGTCTTCATCCGGCCGGTGCAGGATCAGGCCCGTCGTGTAGAAGCCGCGCAGCGCACTGGCGCCGGAGAGCGCGAGGAACGGATCCTCCTTCACCTGGTGCTTGGAGAGCTTCTTGGTGTGGTGGACGAGGATCACGCCGCAGTCGGGGTTGACGTGATCGCGTAGCACCTCGACGCGGTCATTGAGGAAGAACATCATCGCGGCGTTGTCGTTCTCGCCGCCGCCATCCGGGCCACCGTCGAAGAGGTTGCGGATCGGGTCGATGCAGACAATGTCGAGCGGATCGTCGGGGAACGACGCCCTGATCGCCGCGGCCACGCGGGCGCTGCCCTCGGCATCGAGCAGCATCTTCAGCTTCGGGGTGACGACGAGGTTGTCGCGCGCGGCGGCGATCAGGTCCGCTGGCAGGCCGATCTGCTGCATCCGCTCGCGCAGGTAGTGATACTGGATCTCGGCCTGCAGGTAGAAGATCCGCAAGGGCCGTGGCGGGGTGAAGCCCAGGAAGGGCACGCCGGCTGCCATGTGCACGAGCCAGGCAATGAGCAGATCGCTCTTGCCGACCTTGGGCGCGCCGCCCAGCACCAGGAGCCCGCCCGGGGTCAGCACACGCGGGCCGATCAGGTCGGCGGGCATAGGGCTCGTGTCGTCGAGCAGCTGCCCCAGCGTGAAGGTCGGCATCTCGTCAGGCGCCGGTGCGGCGCTGTCGAGCCGGACCAGCGGCGGCCCGTGGCGCTCGACATGGTGCGCCCAGAGGCGTTCGGATTCGCGCTTGAGCCGCTCCACCGGCCACTGGGGCCGCAGCATGGCCGCGTTGTAGCCGCAGATCGCCTCCCAGCCCTCGGTCTTCGAGAGGCGCCCCTCGTGGACCAGCCGGATGAAATAGCCGATGGCGGCGGAGGCGCCCTCGAAGCGCGACCAGTCGTCATTGCCGCCCTCGCGCACCGGGGTGACCAGAACGTCGTTTACGGCAGGTTTGTCGGGCGTGGCGAAATCCGGCGTCAGGCTCACGCCCGGCGAGGGCGGCATGTCGGCCACGGCCTCGGCGAACTCGTCGAGATCGCGCTCTACGCCAGCGTTCAGTTCGACGATGCGCACGAGCGTCTTCAGGCCGTTCTTGTAGTAGACCGAGCCCGCCACCCGGATCGGCTGATGCGCCGAGCGGAAATGCATGTCGCCGCCGACCTTGGCGGCGATGTCGCCGCGCAGACGGCAGAGACGCCGGATATCGTCGCCCTCGGCCGACTCGGTGAGCTTCCACCACACATGCGCCTTGTGCTGGCCCTCAGGCGTGATGCCGCCGCTTTCCACCACCATGGTGGGCGGGCCGAGATGGCGTTCGAGATGGGCGCGCTTGGATGCAATGTCGCCGCTGTCGATATCCACGACCACGGCCTGCATCTGAGCCACGTCGGCGGCCTTGGCCTGGCCGGTTTCCGCGACCGTGCCGGGAATGACGTAGACCGCGGCTCCCTCGCGCGCGGCCCAGCCCGCGAAGGTCCCCATCTTTTCGGGCGCCGTCTCGTCGGCCGCGATCCAGATGTTGTGCGGCCGTCCGTCGATCCCCTGGCCCTTGTCGATGAAGCTGCGCACCGGGATCAGCCCGTCGCAATAGCCGAACACCACCTCCATGAATGAGGCGATCTGCTCGGGATCCGGCTCGTCGCCGAACGGGTCGAGCTGCGGCGCCGCGTCGTTGAAATCGCGCCAGGGGTTGAAATGGACGAGGTTGGCCTCGGATTGGTCGGTCGTGCTGTCGTCGCGCATGTCGGTGTCCTCGGGTGGTTCGGGCGGGTCCTTGGGGGCGTCGCTCATCCGGAGGGCTCCGCCCGTTCGCGGCTGAAACGCTCCACTGGAGCGTTTCCGGAGACGCCGCTCACCCAGCAACGTTCGGCCCAGGGGCAGAAGCGGCATTCGAAGAAGTCGCGGTTCTGGGCCACGCGCGGCAGCAACTCGCCCGCGTCGGTGGCCCGCAGGATCCGCACGCCGCGATCCGACATACGTTGCGCGAGTTCGGCGTCGAAGGGCACGAGCTCGTGGTGCAGCTCGGCCGTGTCCTTGTTGATCGCGGTGAAGAGCGCCGGGTTTTCGGAAATGCCCGGCACGCTCGCCTCCATGTAGGCCTGGTAGAGCGCGATCTGCGCGGCGTAGACGGGCTTGGCGACGGTTACGCCCTTGGACACCGTCTCGCGCCAGTTCTTCGCGTTCATCGTCTTGCATTCCCAGAGGACGGGTGTGCGCAGACCCATGGCTGTGGGGGCGTCCATGACGATCCCGTCCACATGGCCGCGAATACGCCCGCCGGCGACCGAAAAGCCGAACTGGCCGCCGTCGCGCTTCCGGGTGGCGAGATCGAGCCCGGCGGCGCGCAGCCAGCGGATGGCGAGATCCTCGAGCGCGTGGCCTATGGCGAAGATCCGGAGCGAGCGGCCGGAGAACTCCTGGCCCTCGTCCTTGGGAGCATGGGCAAACTCAAACTGCAGAGCCCGCTCGCAGGACTGCCCCAGTCGCGAGGCGCCGAGATAGTTACGCGGCGGGGTCACGGCGCGCTCCGCCTCGAGGGAGGCGTCGACGGCCGAGTTGATCCGTTCGGCGATGCCGGGCCTATGGTTGAAATCCAGCGTCAAAACGGCACCTCCGCCTTCCTGGCGATGTGGGACATCTCGGCGCCGTAGCCTTCCAGCACCTCCTCGATCAGGGCCGCGACCTCGGTCTCGGAAAGGTCACAGAGGCGCTTCTGCCAGCCGATATCGCCCATCAAGCGGCCCAGCCGCTTCATCACCAGTGCGATGGCGAGGCGTTCTTCATCGGTCGTTCCGATCATGGTCAGTCCTTTCCTGTGACGGGCTGCGAACCACCGCTGGCAGGGCATCGAGCAGAACCAGCGGTGTTTGCGCGGTCGCGGTTTGTCGGGGTCGGAGAAGCCAAAGCCCTGCGCCGGGCGCAGGCAGACGGCACAAAGGTGGAAACGCGGATGCCAGAGGCGATCACGACCCGGTCGATCCGGAGCCTCTGCGGGCGGGGATGAGACTTGCGCGACATGGTTCACGCGGCCCTCCGTTCCGGCGTGGCGGCGGCCTGAATGAGTTGCCGGATCGCGCGCTTGTTGAACCGGAAGGAGATCAGCGCCGAGGCGTGATAGCGGGTGAGCCCGTAATCCTGCCGCGCGCTCGGGGGCAGGTATTGCAGCTGCTTCTCAGTTGGGGCCTGGCCCAGCCAGCCCCGGGTCTTGAAGGCGCTCTCGTCGCTCTCATGGGTGTTCAGCCAGTCATCGGCCTGCGCGAGGCAGACGGCGCGTTCGCCGATGCCGAGAAGCCGGAGTTGCGCCCCGCGCCGGCCACCGACCGCATACCAGAGCCCGTCCATCCAGAAGATGCCGCCCCAGGCGGTGAAGCCCGTCGCCATCAGTGCCGCCTCGTCGCCGAAGAGATCGACCCACTGGAAGCTCGACCGCTTCAGCAGGTCGATCTCGGTCATCACGAAGCCCTCGAGCGCCTCGGCACCGCCCTCGTCCTTCTGCTCGACCAGCAGCGCGCCGCAGAGCGGGCATTCCCGCGCACCAAGCGGGATCTCGGCATCGCAGTCAGGACAGGTCTTCGTGGGCGCGCTGCCGCTGGCGGAGCGGTCGTCGAGGTCCACGTCCTGTTCCAGCGTGCCGTGCATCAGGCTCGACGTCCCGAAATCCAGCACCACGCAGTCGGTCTTGACGACGCCGGGATGCTCCTCGGGGTCGACCGTGCGCAGGCCGCGCCCGACCATCTGGATCATGGTGGATTTGCAGGATGAGGGCCGCAGCAGGATCACGCAGGACGTGGGCGGATGATCGAACCCCTCGGTGAGCACCGCGACGTTGACCAGCACGGCGATCTCGCCCGAGGCATAAGCCCCAAGGATGTTGCGGCGCTCGTCGGCGGAAAGCTCGCCGTGGATCAGCCCCGCCGGGATGCCGGCCGCGTTGAAAGCCTCGGCCACGTGGGCGGCATGGGCAATGGTCGAGCAGAAGACGATGGTGGATGGTGGGGCGACCGGCGGCCTTGTCGCGCCAGTGGCGGATCACCTCGTCGGTGACGGGCGTGCGGTCCATGATGCCGGCAACCTCGGTCATGTCGAAGTCGAGAGCCGTCTTGCGCACCTTTTGCAGTTGCTCGCGCACGCCCACGTCGATCACGAAGGTGCGCGGCGGCACCAGGTGGCCCGAGGCGATCAACTCACCGAGCCGGACCTGGTCGGCCACATTGTCGAAGACCTGGCGCAACCCCTTCCGGTCGCCCCGGTTGGGCGTGGCGGTGACGCCGAAGATGCGCGCCTCGGGATTGGCGTCCCGCACCCGGTCGACGATCCGCCGGTAACTGTCGGCAATGGCGTGATGCGCCTCGTCGATCACCAGCAGGTCGAGCTTCGGCATGGTGCGGAGATTGCGGTCGCGGCTCAAGGTCGGCGCCATGGCGAAGGTGACCTGGCCATCCCAGGACTTGGTGGCGGCATCGACCACCGAGGTGGTCACGTCCGGGTTGACCCGGCCGAACTTCTCCCGGTTCTGGGCCGTCAGTTCATCGCGATGGGCCAGCACGCAGGCCTTGGCGCCGTCGCCGGCCATCTTGCCCGCGACGGCGGACAACATGATGGTCTTGCCCGATCCGGTCGGAGCAATCCCGAGCGTATTGCCGTGGGTCGAGAGCGCAGCGAGGCTGCGCTCCACGAAGAGTTTCTGGCGGGGACGAAGGCGCATGGGCGTGCCCTCACTCGGCCCAGGACGGGCGGCCCGGCATGGACGGCGCGGTGGGGGTCTGGGCGGCGGCAGTCTGCGTGGCGATGACCGGGGCCGCCGGAGCCGTGGGCGTCATCGGCGCAGGCGTCGTTCCTATGATCCGGGCGTAATCGCGATGGTCCGGCGTCACGGCCGAGCGGATCTCGTTCTTCTCCTCGCCCATGGCGTCGGTGCCGATATCGATCCGGGCCACGAACTCAAGCCCGTCGAGATCGGCAAAGCCGCCGATCCGCCGCGCCGCCTGCGCCTGGGGCGACTGGTCCTTGTCGGAGATTCCCCGCGCCGAGTTCAGCATGCCGCGAATGAGGCTGCGGCCCATGTTGGCCCAGTCCGGACCCTTGGGGCTGTAAAGCCCGATCAGCGTGAAGATCTTGCGCCGGGCATAGGGGCCTTCGAGCACGGTGAACTCGCCGTTCAGATACACCGCGCCGGTGGTGCCGCGGGTGGCATAGCCCCCGGTCCAGCCCTGCGACGGGTCGTCGAACCCGCCAGGGCGGATCGTCAGCCGCACCTTGGCGAGCGTGCCCTTGGGGATGAGGTTGGCGTTGGATTGCGCGTCGTTGAAGTCGTTCCAGAGGCCAGACATGGCATTGGTCCTTTCAGTTGGAGGGATCGGTTTGAGAGTTGGCGGCGGGCGCCGGGATCGCCGGCGGATCGATCACCAGCGGGCGGGCATCGAGCGGCAGCGGCTGGTGGATCTTGTCGATCAGGCGGCCGAGATCGGGGGGCTCGAGCATCTCCAGCCGACCGGAGCGGTCCTTGGCCGGATAGCCCCAGGGGTTCTGGGTCTGGCAGACGAAGACCCGCCGAAGCTCGCCCTGCTCATCGGGTAGCGAGGTCAGGGTCAGCACCTCGTCGACGATGCCGGGCAGTTCCAGCCCGGTCTTGGAGCCCTCGATCTGCGGCACGAAGTGCTTGCGGTTGAAGTCATCGAGCTTCTCGTCGAGGATGCCGACGAAGATCACGTTCTTCGCCCGCGTGTGCTGGAGGTGCGTGAGCCAGCCGATCATCTCGCGCCCGTGCAGCCCGTAGGCGCCGCGCACGTCGGGCTTGCCGGTCTTGTCCGAATGTGCCTCCGGCTGGCCCTTGCACCACTGGAAACACAGCCGGCCGGCGACGGTGATCGAGTCGACGAAGATCGTGTCGTACTTGTCGAGCGCGGCGGGATCGCCGAACTTCTTGCAGACCGCGTCGTAATGCGCCCGGCTGTAGGGCTGGTCGTCGCGCAGCGCCGGGTTGGCGCCGCCGATGAACACCGCGAAGTCGCGGCATTCGGTCCAGGTGCGCGGGCGGATCGTGTCGATGGCCAGCCCCTCGACAGCGAGATCGCCCGCCTCGAGATCGAAAAACAGCGTGGTGCTTGCCTTGAGCGTGCGCAAAAGCGTGGTCTTGCCCGCGCCGCTGGCTCCGAAGATTGCGGCCTTCACGCCACGCATCTCCGCGAGCCGCTGATCGGCGGTGATGATGGGGAGGCTCATTGATCCGCCCCTTCCGGCTTGATCTCGACCTTCAGCGCGCCGGGCCGCAGGGTGCGGGCGGGCTCGAAGCCGGCGCGGATCGCCTCGGGCCAGGCGGCGTATTTGCGCTCGGGCACCTTGTAGGTGACGTCGACATATTGGGCAGGATCGTCGCCCGCGGCGCGGATCCGTTCGACCATGGCGGCAAGCCGCTCCTGGTCCCAATCCACCCGCTTGGGCAGGTCGGCGACCACGGTGAAATCGCCATCAGCGATGCGGACCGTCCCGGTGTCCTTGCCGCAGGCACGGCGGGCCTCGGCGGCGCGAGAGCCGTAGCGGACATCCAGCGCGGCGTTGAACCGGGCGCTGACGGCGCGCATCTGGCGGGCGGCCTCGGCGATCTCGCGCTGCAGGACGGCGAGCAATTCGACCGGCAGCTGGGCAATCTCGCCGGTGGGCAGGTTGAGCAATCCGTCGATGCTCGGGGTGTTCTCGGGGTATGGCATGTTGATCTCCTGTTGGGGGATTGGGTGTCAGGCGGCTTCGAGCAGCCGCATGGAGAGCGGCGCGCCGGGCGGGCCCGGCCTAGGGCGGGCGATGGCGATGTAGGCGAATTCGTCGGGGCCGAGCCGGGTCTGCACGAGATGCACGAGCCCCTGGTCCGCGGCGCGCATGGCCGCGGCCGCCACCTGTTGCAGGCTGCGCTGCTGCTCGGTTGAGAGCCGCGAGACGACCGAGGTCGCGTCCACCGCGAGAAAGCCCCGGTGATAGACCAGCGTCTCGCCGGGCTCGGCCTGCGCGATCCAGGCGCAGAGCCCGACCTCGTCGAGCCCGGGGCCATTCAGCCCGTGGATCGGCACCACCTCGGCCTCGGTGATGGGCGGCAGGCGTCCCATCACGCCGTTCCCGGCGCGGTGTCGGCGGTTTGTTGCAGCTGGCCCTGCTCGAAGGCGATGATGTCCTCGAGCCGGTAGACCACCCGGCCGCCGATCTTCATGTAGGCCGGGCCTTCACCCGCCCACCGCCAGCGTTCCAGCGTTCGGTGGGAAATGGTCCAGCGCCGGGCGAGTTCCTTCTGGTTGAGACAATGTGGTTTCCGCATCGTGCTTCCCCTCGTTGATGGCTTCGGGGAAGTGATGCCAAATCCCGCAAGGGGATGTCGTCAGGATCAGCGGGGGATGCGGAGGGGGATCACTAGCGCCTTGCGGGAGCGGGGTTTCCGGCCAGGTGGGGGATGGGTGATCCCCCACCATCCCCCAGCCGATCCCCCTTTGGCGCGATCCGCGAGTCGGATCGTGAGGGAAAGAGGCGACTCAGTCGACGTTCAGGCGATAGCCGCCCTTGCGGTCTGAGCGGATCAGCTGTCGCCAGTTCTTCTTCGATTTGAACACGTCGGCCATGCGCAGGCTCTTCGAGCCCGCCATGCTGAGGATCGCCTTGCCGTTCTGCCAGGGCTCGCCGGCCTGCGCAGCCGCGTGCAGGGCGCGCACCACCTCGGCCTGGATCGGGCCGAGCTTGAAGCGGTAGCCGTTACAGCGCACGTCCTGGTAGTCGGCGGAAGCGATGAAAGTGTTCTCTTCGCCTGCTCCCGAACGACCGGAGAATCCGGATTGTATTTCAAAGCGATCTCGCTCATCCCGCCGCAACAGAAGATCCCCGATCATCACCAGAACCGGTTCCGCGCCGTCCTGCACGACCGCGTAGCCGGCTCGGTCGGTGCGGAACGCGGTCACATGGATCTGGCCACTGCGAAACAGCTGAAAGACGTCCTGCGCGTGCAAATCCAGCAGGCCATTGTAGCGGGTTTGCTCCCACGGCACCGGGAAGCGTTCCCCTTCCGGCGTCTCTTCGAAATCGCCGAACTCGATCGGCACGCCGAACACCCGCACCGAAAGCCGCAGCCTGTCGTTCTCGGCGAGATAGATGAGGTCATCCTCGCTGATCGACCAGCGCTCCAGGATCTCGGGCAGCGTGAAATACAGCTTCTCGATATGCAC